TTATGGGAATTCCCATAACGGATTTAATTGTAAAAATTCAAGGAGGTGTGCCAAAATTTCAGGGAACTTGGCTACATGAAAACGTAGCCCTAGAATTCGCTAGATGGTTAAATCCTATGTTCTCTATTTGGTGTAATGATAGAATAAAGGAAATAATGATTAATGGATATTCTATTATTGATCAATCTAGAGAATCGTTTGAAAGAGCTTATATGGATATTCAACAAAAATTAATTGAATCTAATAACGAAAATATTTACCTTAAGAATATATTAGATTCCCAAAAGGATTTAGTAACCTTTGCAAATCTGGTTCTTTCTACCTCAGAAAGTCTATATACTATGACTGAAATTACGAAAGGATTAAATTTATGTAAGTCTAGCAAAGATATTTATAGTATTCTAGAAGCAAAGAATATTATATATCATCAAGGTAATAAATGGTTCCTAAGATCTCCTTACGATACTCTTGGATTAACAAAAGATGTAATGATTGTTGGGAAGGATGGAAAACCTCACAATCAAAGAAGATGGACTGAGAAAGGAAAGTATTTTATCATGTCAGTTTCATTATAAAAATTATGGTAGACTATAAAGAAGTAAAATTAAAAGATGGACGTGTATTAGTGTTTTGTAACTTCGAAGAACTTCTTAAAGATTTTTATGGAGTATCTAGTATGGAAGAAGTAGAACCTCATGCAAATTCAACAGGACACTATATTATTCATTGTCCATTTTGTAGAGATTCTGGACATACAAAACATAAATTATATATAAAAACTGACTTAACTGTTGGTACTTGTTTTGTATGTAATCGAGCCTATATACATGTGTCTGATGAAGTTGATACATCATTTAAAGTACCTGATTTTATGTCATTGTATTATGGATATTCAGGTCATCCAAATGTAGTTAAACTTACAGAAGATCCTATATGGACATTAGATAAATACTGGAATGAATTTGATAATTTTGATCAAAGAGGCTATGATTATCTAATGAGTAGACATCCTTTTATGAACGACATCTATAAACTCCTAGACTTTAAATTTGTTGATGGAAATGTAGTAATGCCATTTAAATATCATGGGGAAGTATTTTATTACCAGATTAGATTTTCTGGAAAGACAAAAATTAGATATCTTTTCCCACAAATATCAGCAAAGCCTCCTTATGTAATAGATCATGGTCAAGGTCTAAGAAAAATAATAGTAGTGGAAGGGGTATATGATGCTATAGCTGCTTTAATTATGGCACCTGATTATATACCTTTTGCAGTTTTGGGAAGTTCTATATCAGATTATCAATTAGATTTTCTTAGTGAGTACGTTCCTGAAAAAATTTTATGTTACTTAGATGATACTGAAAAATCTATGAGTGTGGCTAAAAAAATAAGAAAAAGAATAGATTATTGCCCTATTAATATCATAAAATCTAATGGAGAAGATCCAGAAGAATGTATGAAACGAAAACTTAGGGCTGGAAATAATTTACAATGGATTAAATAAAATGATAACAGCATCGATAGATAATACTATAAATAAAATAGTAATAAAAACCGATGACCCTAGTGTAAAATGTCTTTTAGAATTTAAAAGAAAAGTAACTAAGTATTCCCCTTGGTTGAAATCTTGGAATACAACTGAAGAAATAGCAAAACTTTATGATAACCCTAGATCATGCGGACCTAAGAAAGGAATATATACTTTTATCTTAGGAATGGGATGGGCAGCTTATATTGCTAATGTATTTAAACCAATCCTATCAGATACGGATTATAATACAATTCTTAGAACAATATTTGCAGATTATTATCGAACCTATCCATTTCCAAATCTTAGGGATTATCAAAATGAAGATATGTTACATGTGTTAAAATATAAGAGAGCAATTATTCAAACTAATACCGGATATGGTAAAACTGAAACTATAGCAACTCTTATAAACTATGCACATAATGAACTTGGAAAAAAAGTATTAGTTATAACTCCAGGAAAAAAAGCGAAAGATGAAATTGTAAAAAGATACGAGTCTAGATTTGGTGGTAAATTACCTACATCAATAGATGGAGATCTTGGATGTATAATTACTTCAGGATTTCTAAATCAAAAGAAAATAAAAGATCCAGACCTATGTATTTTAGAGGAAGAGAAACTTAAGAAATTCGATTGGATTCTAGTAGATGAAGTAGAGTATACTATTAATCCTTCTGGTGAATGGATATATGATAGACTAGTGAATGCTGAAGTTATGTATGGATTTTCTGGAACTGCAGATCGAGATTCAGGAGTTATGATCACATTTGCACAGGGAATTACGGAAACAGTAGTAAGAAACAAGGATTTAATTAAATATTTCGGACCAGCATTAGTTTATAGAATGCCTACTAGTCTGAAAATAAATAGTATCCACATAAATACTATCGCTTTAAATAATATTAAATTTACAGAAGAGGATTTTAATGAGGATAATAATGTCTATAATACAATAATGTCAAAAATTTGGGTTGATCCTGGAGTATGTGAATTGATTGTAAAGATAGCAAAAAAATATCCTAAATTATATATCCCAATAAATAATTTAAATAATATTATTTCAACTTGGATAGATAACTTTTTTATTGGAGTATTTAGAGTGCTCTTAATTTGCGGCGAAGGATATATTTATTATGACTTGTCTGGAAATAAAACAAACCTAGATCTTCAACAATCATGCGAATATATTAAAAATGGAATGGTAGATATAATTCCTAGTACCGCCGCAGGATTTAGAGCACTAGACCTTCCTGGATTAGAAAATATATTACTAGTTTCTAATATCAACGCTGGATCGGTTCTTCAACAACTAGGACGAACAGCAAGAGGAACTAATATGAACGTTCTTGCACTAAAACCTAAAATACCGAAAAGAATCCCGGTATATACAAAAGGATTCGAACAAAGAGATGAACTATTACATAACTACTATAAGTATTGTGATATTCAAGATATAGTTATTAATGAAGAAAATCTTTAAAAATATAGTATGGATAATGGTAGTGTATTTGATTTGATTTTTAGCTGTTTTAATCAATATTTATTTCAGGATGCTAAAAATAATATATTAGATCTTCAATATTATTTTCAGACTAATCCACAAACAGCCGGAAATGGTATGGTCTCTCAACTCGTGGATGCTATAAAGACTTATCCTCTAGAAAATATAGATGAGCCTTTATTTAGGAGTATCTTATTTAGATCTCAGAAAACTCCACAAGAGACTCAAGAGGTGATGAATGAAATTATAAAATGGAAAAAATATACAAAAAGTCAAATTGAACCAGCCAGAAAGATTTTAACTGATGTAATATATTCAGTTAATCTTCAAAAAGCAAACAGACTCTATTCTCAAAATCCAGAAGAATATGTTAAGTTTGTGAAAAATATAAATGTTAAAACTACTGCTGATCTAGATAATTTTAGTGAGATTGGATTTACACAAATAGATATTAATTCAATCATCGCTGAACAGGCAGAAGGCGGTGCACCTAGTAAATTTGAATGGATAAATAATTGCTTTTCATGCGGAGCTTATGAATTTGGACAACTCGGGCTAATTGCGATTTGGAGAAGTCGCCTAGAATAATATCTAGGAAAATTCTATTAAAATGCTGGAAAGATAACAAATCAAATCAGCATCAAGGAACGTTAGTTACTTGTTCAACGACTAAATATAGAACTATGAAGGTAACATTCATAGATGATATAGTCTATAACATATTGAATATCAATAAGTTAGCTTAGGCCTCCAGGAGTTGGAAAGAGTTTAATGGCTATGCAGGAAGCATTGAATATGGCAATACAAGGTTATAAAGTACATTACTTAGCCCTTGGGGATCTCAAAATGAAAGATTTTATTATCAGATTAGGAGCTCAATTTAGTGGTTGCTCTTTTAGTGAAGTATCTCAAAATATAGGGCCAATCTATAATAGTATGTGTCAGATAATTGGAAATAATCTTAGCATAACTATATTACCTGCCGGAAAAATTTCAGTGGATGAATATATAGAATTCATGAAAACAAAAGATTATAAAATCCTGTTTATCGATTAATTGCTTAGTCGCTTAAATAATAAAATTTAAGAAAATTATACTAAAATGCTGGAAAATGTAAGACATAAATCAGCATCAAGGAATATTAGTTACTTGTTCAACGACTAAATGTATAACTATGAAAAATAGATGATATAGTCTAATAATTTAATACCATATTAAATTTAGTAATGTATGATGCGGGATTTAAAAACGCTCACGGTGGAGAGGATGGATCTATGTATAAATCTTTCGGAGATATTTATGATAAGCTTACAGAGTTAACTGCAATGGGAAAGTTAGTATTTATATTGTCTCAGTTAAAAATTGGAGCATATAGTCAAGAAGTATTAGATATGTCTTATATAGCTGGGTCTAGCCATAAGGTTGATGTGGTAGATTTTATTATAACACGCTCTAAGGGCGGTGAGAAACCCAACCCTAACAACCTAGGAATATCAACAATTACGAAAAATCGACGTGGAGAAACAAATATAATTGATTATAATATAAGACTTCAGAATGGTAGATTTAGAAGTTTACCAAAGAAAGTATATGACGATATAAGAATGATTCAAGAGAAAAGATGTTTTTCTGAGGCAGATATAGATTTAATGATTAATAACTATAATATTCAATATAATCAAGCTCAACAGAGTATATACAAACATGGAAGTGGGCTACAACAAGGAAACAATATTAATATACGACAGACTGTTTCTGGACCAACTCCATTTAATAGACCTTAAAGTGAATTTTTGCGTTTTAAGGAAGATTAAAACCTAATATATGAAGAACATTAGAAAAATTTATAAATAAAATTATAAATTAATCTAGTGTTCTTTTTATTTAGATTTCATAAGAATAGGGAAAAAGTAAGATTAGTAAAGGTTGCAAACTTTATTGACCTGAAATTTCCCTTTAGTAAAATTCTTATGAGGTTTATAATTATTTTAAATATTTTTTAATTATGAAATCTAAACCAATAGAAGGTATAAAATCTACCGAAAATCCAGGGATGAAGTATAGTAGTTACCTAGATGAAAAAGATTTTAATGAGATGATTCTAGATGGGAGAACTGAAGAGGAATATCTAGAAGATTACTGTAAATTAATAGATCAAGCCCTTCAGAGAGGATTAAAACGAGGAAAAATCGAATTTTATACAGAGAAACATCATATTTTACCTAGGTGTATGTCAGGTGAAGATGAGAACTATAATTACGTACTTCTTTCTGCTTTAGAACATATAATAGCACACGTTTTATTATATAGAATTCAATCAGATAATAATAAAATATTATCTGCTCTATTTTGTATGATTAATGTAAATTCAGTATATACATCCGAGCGAAAATTAGTAATAGAGAAATATAATATTACCCTTTCTGCTGAGTTAAGAGAAAAATATATACGTTCTATCTCATATCCTGTTGTTTGTCATGATTTAAATAATAAAGTTTATAGAGTATATAGTAGTATTTCAGAAACTGAAATGGATGGTTTTAATCACACTTCTGTTAGTAGTACTGTAAAAGGAGATTACAATACTTCTAGAGGATATAAATTTTCTTTATTAGAAGATTTTAAAATTAATTATCCAGAAAAATTAAATGAATTTTATTCATTAAAAGATCTACCAAAATTAAATTTAACACCTTTAGAAAGAAATACTGTATTAGAATATAATGATTCCGGAACAAAGATAGTATGTTTTGATAAAAACTTCAATGTTTGTAAAATATATAATACAATATCCTCTATTAAAATAGATGGATTTAATCCAGAGTATCTTAGAAGGAGTATAGAGAATAAAACATTATATGGAGAATATTACTGGATGTATTACAACGATGCTATTAATTTATATTCGAATAGTATTCAAAAATTTTATGAAAAAGGAGCAATTTCTAATATAATAAAATATATTCCTAGAGAAACTAAGAGAAGTAAAAAGATTATTTGTCATGATAAAGACTATTTAATATATAAAATCTATGATTCAGTAAAAGATGTTATAAAAGATGGATTTTCTGAATCTTCAGTATCTGCTGCAGTAAATCGTAATAAAACAAGGACATCTTATTCTGCTATAGGTAAATACTTTGATTATTATTGGACTAGCCTAGATGAATGGGAATATCCAGATAAATTAGATGAATACTATCTTAATAAAGAAACAAATAATTTACCAAAGTTAGTTGTTAAGTTATTTAGAAATGAAATAATAAGAACTAATCGGAATCATGAGATTATAAAAATATATAAAAGTATTGGAAATGTTAGAGAAGATGGGTTATTTCACCAGAATGTATGGAGAATCTTAAATAAAGATAAAAAATTAAATACTGAATCCTTATATAATAATTCATATTGGTTTAAATTTTCAGACTTTAAAGAAAAATATCCTGATAAACTTGAAGAATATTACAAACAACAAGAGCAAAAATAAATTTCATTTCTTCTATTAACTCCAATTGGTTAATAGGCAATAAATTTAATAAATTCATAATAAAATTAATCCCAACCTCCTGTAGTGATTATAGTGGGTTGGGCTCTTTTTTCTCCTCCAAATCAATAAAAAGGGTGATTTCTAAGGGTGATTTTCTTATATATGAGTAAAAATTTAAAATAAAATTAATAAAAATGAAAGTAATTCAATCTAAAGTATTGGTCATAGTAGATAAAAAAGATACTATGACTCAAAAGATAGGAAATTTTGTTGTTCCTGCGAGTGAATGTGAAAAAGCTGAGGTTATTGGAGTAGGTGAAGAAGTTAGCGAGGGAGTATTAAAACCTGGTGATACTATCTTGATTTATCCAAACACAGGAAAATCATTTACTCAAGATGGAACAGAATATCGTGTTATAACTTTAAATGAAATTATTGTAGTACTTTAATTAAAACGAAACATGTCAGAAGGAAAAATTATTAATCACGGCTTTGAAACTCAGGCCGAAATTATTGAAGGTGTAAAAAAATCAGTAGAGGCAATTAAGAAAACACTCGGCCCGTCAGGTAAAGCCGTATGTATTTCAGGATTTACAGGTCCAGAGGTGTCAAGAGATGGAGCTACTGTTGCTAAGTCGATTTCATTTAAGAATCAACTTCAGAATACAGGAGCTATCTTTGTAAAAAATGCTGCCGCTCAAACAGAAAGATTAGCAGGTGATGGTACAAGTTCGACTTCACTATTAATCAAAGAAATGTGCGAAAAAGGACAGAAAGCATTACGGACTGGAGCTAATGTAAATGAGGTGAAATCTGGTATGCTTAAGGCCGGAAAATGGATGGCTGAGTATATCAAAAATAATTCAATTCCAGTAAATGATGATATGGAAAAGATCAGAAAAGTGGCAACTATTTCAGCCAATAATGATCCAGCCATTGGAAATCTGGTAGTTGAATGTATGGAGAAAGTTGGAATGCTTGGTATTATTACAGCTGATTTTTCTAGTGGTCTTGAAACTACTATTGATGTAACTACTGGAATGAAACTTGATCGTGGTTGGGCTTCTCCGCAATATGTTACAAATCCTACTGATGGAACTTGTGTAATGGAAGATCCTTATGTAATTGTAGTAGGAGAAAGATTATCTAGTGTGCAGCAAATTCTTCCGTTAATGGAACAGCTTGTACCTACTGGACGCCCATTCTTATTTATAGTAGATGATATTGATGAAGTAGTAAATACAACTCTTGTTATGAATACTCTTCAAGGTGCAATTAGATGTTGTGTTGTAAAAGGTATTGATTTCGGAGATTCAAGGAAAAATATTATGGCAGATATTTCAATTTTAACTGGCGGTAAATATATTTCTCCTGAGAACGGATTATCAGTCACACAAGCAACAAAAGAGGATCTTGGAGTAGCTAAGAAAGTTGTAATTTCTAGAGATTCATGTATTATCTATGAAGGTGGTGGTGATTCTAAAGAGATTGCTGAAAGGGTAGAAATTCTTAGCACCAAACTTACAGATCCTGGAATATCAGATTATGATAAAACTAAATTTGCGAAACGAGTAGCAAATCTTAGTGGAGGTATTGCAGTAGTGAGAGCTGGAGGAGCTTCTGAAACTGAAAAACAGAACCTTAAACAAACTATTGAAGATTCTATTCTAGCATCTAAAAGTGCTATTGCTGAAGGATGTTCTTTAGGAAGTGGTTATATCTATTACAAAGGATCATTAGAAGTGAAGAAAGATAAGACATTCTGGAAATCTTTAGTTGGAGATGAAGTAGAGGGTGCAGAAATTGTATTCTCAAGTCTTCCAGTAATTCTTAAAACAATTGCAGACAATTCAGGAGTTTCTGGAGAAGTAGTTCTAGAAAAGGTTAAATCATCTAAACCAGGAATTGGATATAATGCTAAGACTCGAAAGTATGGTAATTTACTTGAGGAGGGGATCTTAGATAGTTCTAAATCTCTTCGAGTAGCTCTTGAAAATTCTATTTCAGCAGCGTCAATGATTCTCTTAATTGATTGTACAATCATTGATGATAATATTTCCGAAACTAAAGTAGAAGGTTAATAAACATAATATACTACACCTCATCCTGGTTTTGATTTTCATTTCCAGGGTGGGGTTTCATTATTTTATGACAAAGATAATAATTAGTGATACCCATTCAGTTTCAATTGGATTTAGTGACGAATGGTTATATATGTCTTTAGCAGATGGTAGATATCAAGGTTATATATCTAGATTAGCATATCTTTATCGAGAAAAATATAGATCAAATACTTCAAAACTTCCAAATTTTGAGAAAATTCTAAAATTAATTAATTCTCAAGATTCCCTAAGAGGTTATAGGTTTGAAGCTAAAAGAGAGAAATTATTTTATATAATTACTCATGGAGATAATTATAAAAGAATTGGAGTGGAATTTGTTAATAAATTTTTAAAAAGTGATTTATACAACTTTAATGGAATTTCTTCTGAATCTGAGATATATTACTATAGAACAATTCAAGGAGCTTATGAATTAACCGATAAAATTTCTATAAGTTTTCCTGATTTTATAGAAAATATATTATCAAAAACAAAAGATGATATGATCGATCGTTTTGGAGTGAGTTATATTATAAATTATATGCTTAATACGCAGCCGAGAAAGCTTGATTTTCTAATTAATGAGGTTAAATAAAATAAAAAAATTATGAAAAAAGAAGATGATAATGACTTTCCTCTCTATGATGGGGAGGAAGGAAATATTAATTTTGACGAACAAGAAGATGATTTCGATTTTGAACCGGAAGATTTACCAGATTGTCCTCTTACTGATTTAGTTATTAGTAATATGATGATGTCTAAACCTTTCGGAATGCACTGGGATTATGATAAGATGAAAGAATTTTTAGTAAAACTTGGATATAAGATAATTACTAGATATTCTGATCGTCGAGAAGTTGAATATGAAGTTGCAATAAAACCTAACTCATCTTTTATACCAGAAGATGACTTTAGTAATATTAAAGAAATGTTTGACTTAGAAGTCCAAGATATAATGATTGGATGGCTATTAAAAAATAAATAAATTTATGTGTGTTACAAATAATATTACAGAAAAATCATTAGAAAAATGGAAAGACCTTATTCTTGCATGTAAAAACTATTATATTGATTCAGTACCTACCGGAATGGATGATGCTGTATATGATATGTTAGAAGCTAGAGCAGCGCAAGAAGATGGATTTTTTGTCAGAGATTATGTTTATCAAACATACTTAAAAGGAACTAAGACAAAAAATTCTTATATAGAAAAAATTAAAAAGAAAAAAGTTGAAGAAAAAACTATGTTAAGTGCTCTTTCAGAGTTTATGAATGAAAACTCTGGAAAATACTGTGATCTAAAGTATGATGGATCTAGTATAGCAATTTATTTAGATTCTTCAACTGGTATTCCAAAAAGAATAGTTACAGTCGGAAATTTAAATTTGGATAACTATGGGGTAGATCAAACTTGGAAATTAATAAACTTCCTTCCAAAAAGATTTCCGAAAGGTATAGTAGCAATTCAGGCAGAGGCATTAGTTGACATTAATCGACTTTCTGATACTGATCCTGAAACTGCTAGACAAAGAGCCAATGGACTAATAAATTCTAAGTATTGTGAATCTGAGGTAAATAATTTATTAACTCTTAGAGCTTATAGATATTATACTGATGATTCAATAGAAGGACAAATACTAAGAAAAACAGACTATCGTGAAGTTTTAAAAATGTTTGAAACTGTATGTTCAAAAACTGATGGACATATCTTATTTTCCCCTGCCGATGTATGGACTATAGAAGAACTTATGAGCGCCGGAAATAAAGAATATACAGAAACAGATAAAACAGTTACTTCAACTGGTTACTTCTTAAATGATGGTTGGGTAGTATATGATGAATTTGGAATATGTCTCGGCGCCTTAAAATTTGCTGGTGCTGGATCAGGAACTGAAGCTTTAAAAACTACAGTAAGAGGTATACAATGGAATTCTCAAGTAGCTAAAGGAAAAGATTCTTGGTCAGCTAATATTCTAATCGATCCAATTCAAGTAAAAGGATGTACAGTAAGAAAACCAAGTGCTGGAAGTGTGGGAAAAATGGTAAAAAAGAAAATTACCCCTGGAGCAATAGTAAGTATTATTATGGCTAATTCAACTATTCCAATGGTAGGGGATTCTTTTACTGAAGGTAATGGAGATTTTATGTGGCCAACTTGTAGCTGTGGTTATAATATGTCAGAAAAAGATGTTTATGGAAGTCTTTTGAAATGTGGAAATCCTATGTGTACTGAAAGACTAGATCGAATGAATAATTATATAGGATCTCTTAGTAATATTAAACAACAACTAGATCTTAATAAATTACTTGTTATAGATCGATTTAAGTGGGAAAGTACTAGGATTAATATAGATCAATTGTTGGGAAGTGTTGAAAGAAATGATCCTAATAGTTACTATAATCAATTAAGATCTTACCTTAAAACAGATTTACAAGTGAGAAATTTAGATTTAGTTTGGAAAGCAAGTTATACAATCTTAAGAAGTTATTATGAAAAGTCTATTGGAATTTAAACAAGAAGCAATAATTGTAGAAAAACCAAAAGAAGAATGGAATAGACTTTATCTTGAACTCTTAGACTTAATAAAATCTTGGGGCTTGGAAGATAAAGTTAACTCTTTTAAGTATGAATGGAAAGGATCAGGAAACTCATTTAATAAATTATTCGAATTATCTTTTCTTCGAGAATTAATATTTTACGTACTCGATATAGATTGGAGAGATCCAATTTGGGGAGATATATTTGATATTGAAAGGATAAGTAGTACTCCTAAATCCTATCACGGTTCAGGAAATGATATTACTATTGAAACTTACCTATTTCAACTTGAAGATAAATCAAAGGTATTAAATAGTCTTAATGGAAATTGGGTATTTGATCATTATAAAGAAGTGAAAGATTTTATGGATCAATATAATGATAAATATTTAAAACTGTTTGAAATTAAGAGATTATTTCCATTAGAAGTAGAGATAGAAAATGTTTGATTTAGAGCAAAGAAAAAATTATATAAAAACAAGAAATGATACAGATTATACTGATACAGTGAAAGCAGTATATAAAATCTTAGTATCTAAATATTCCTACCGAGCAAGAATTTCAGATATTTTTCAACTCCTTAAGGATGCATTTGGAATTAATGAATTTATTATTCTTGATTATCAGCAAATGAATAATGCACCCTTCGAATCTTGGTTAGTTGATCAGTATATATCTTGGAAAAATGGTAAGGAGATAGATTTTATAGAAATATATAAAGCTATCTTAACTATTGGAGATTTTACTACATCTGAAAAAGAATTGTTTGAGTCAGGTCTGATTGAAGAGCGTTTATGGGCTATTTTCTTATTAGTTGATAGCCCCGAATTAAATATTATATAAAATAACATTAAAATGATTGAAGTAAATTTGTATTCTATTCCGGCCCAAGAAATGAATTCTATGGTAGGCCGTTGTGTTGCTCGTAGCCGTTTTGATAAAGAAGGTATGGGCGTAAGTGTTATGGAATTTGTTAAGGGTTTTTTAAAGAATAATTTAGCAAATTTCGAAAATAGTATTGGTAACGCTGAATTAGTAAGCTTTATTAATTCAGAAACTACAATGAGTACTAAGGATTTTTCTTGCATTAATTATTGGTTAGCTCAAGTTGGTTATCTTGTTCAGATTCAAAATGTAGCTGATGATGAAGAAAATGCAACCGGTATCCCGACAGGTGATGTAGTAGAGTGGAATGTAATCGATTACAACTTTATGCAATATGATTACCCAACTGCAACTAAAATTATTCCTGGTGAAGGTCTTGAAATTCCAGCTATCCTTAGGCAGATTGTAGAACAGTCTGGTTTGTTTGATCCTAATAAATTAAGTGGTGTTAAAAATCCATTTACATTATTGTTAAATAATATGGATAAAATTAAGAATACTACTGGATCTGTATCACCAGCTATTACTACTCAGATCTATAATCTTTTAGATCAGATGGGTATTAAAGTATTTTGTGCAACTTCTGAAGATTAATTACAATGACTACTCTACAAAATGATATTCTAGAAATATATAATTCCTTAGTAGAGTTTTCTGATAATACAGTAAAAACAAACTTTCCGATTCCAATTAAAGTAAGATATGAAAAAGAAACTAGATTACTTATATTTGAACAGAAAGGAAAAACGGTATATCTAGGTCTCCCAGTTTATTATTGTTTAGCACTGGAGGACTTAGAAAAACCGACTTATCTATTACCAGAAGATTATGATTATCTAATGTCAACTCTTCAATCTTTAATAGCATCTGGAGAATTGATAAAACCTAGAACTGTCTTGGCCCTGAAAACTATGGATTTAATGTTTATTCAACTAATATTAATGAAATGTATAAAGGACCTGATGTAATTGGACAAGTAAAGTTTATTTCTGGAACATCTTGGTTATTTAAGTTTAGAACAAGAAAAAAGTATAAATTATGAATTTTAACGGAACGATTATTATCACAGATCCCTGCTATATTGCAGAAAATAAGGATTGGGGAAACGGATTTAATTATAATAATATGACTATCTCGGAAGAAGTAGGATTCTCTGATAATTATATTTGGGAAGATACTGGAGTTGGAGATGGAAGATGGAAAGTATCAAAACTAAAAAATATTCTTGGCTTACTTGAGCTTGAAAAATTCATAGATGATATTGAAGAAGCTTACTATAATCTTTACGATAATCCTTCAATTGAAAATCAGATTAATCTTGAAAAATTAGTTAATCAGAGGGAAACTATTGGAAGATATTGTGTAGATTCTGGGACTTTTGGAGTATTTTATCTTGACGAAGTTTTAAAATATAAGCCAGATTTTTTAGTAGAACATGGAGATTGGTGTTATACAATTATTAAAGACTTTATTGGGGATGTAAATGTATATACTGATTCTCGTGAACAAAAACATTTTTTAGGTATAGGTAATAAAACATTTTATAGTAATACAGTATCATGGTTGTAAAAATTATTAATAAATCAAAATTTCCACTTCCAAGTTATGCAAAGCCTGGAGATTCTGGAATGGACCTTAGAAATATCGGTGAAGAATTTACATTAAAACCGTTAGAAAGAAAATTAGTTCCTACAGGCATATATGTTCAACTTCCCCCTAGAACTGAAATCCAAGTTAGAGCTAGATCTGGAGAAGCCTTTAAAAAAGGATTAGGAGTTTTAAATGGACCAGCCACTATAGATTCAAACTATAGAGGAGAAATTGGAGTAATTTTAGTTAATCTTAGTCCTGTAGAGGTAACTGTAGAACATGGAGAAAGAATTGCTCAGATGGTTTGTGCAGAAGTAACTCATATGGAATTAGAGGAAGTTAGTAAACTTGATGAAACAGAACGAGGAGGATCAGGTTATGGCAGTTCCGGAATACAATAACGATATAAAACGACTTCTTGGATTAAAAGGAAATACTAGATTAGAAATTCAAAATCAATTAACCCAACGAATCTTAGAATATGATTATATAGATAAAACTCCAGGAATAGGATTGAGATTTTTAGAAACAAAGAAAAGAAATCGAGAGGCTGGTGAATGGATTTATTATAATATTCTATTCGAAGCTAGAAAATATCAAGATACTCCTGAATATTTAGCACATATTCTAGGATCACTATCAAAAGTAGTAAAGACCTGGGGAGATTATTCTAATATTGATGTAGTTGGAATTCAAGAAGTTGATTGTGAAGAAGCAGATTATTATTATATACTAATTTATATTTTAAGTGATGGAAAAGACAAAGAAAAACTCGAATCCGATGGAGAGTGAAAAAATGTCGGAAAAAGATTATGAACTTCTAGAAAAAAGAAGAGTATGGGGATGGGAAAATGCAATGTCTGTAGCAAATGATTTATGGGCTAGTATTCATAGTTCATTACTTGCTGGAGATCTAGTATTTGCTTATAAAGATACTACAGGAGAGTCAGGATTAACTCAAATTGTTATAGTAGCACTTAATCAACCAACAGAACACTTTTCAGTTGGTATGGTTACATCTGGATATACTGCACTTCTCCCACATGTACCATTTGATTACCTAACTAATACTGTTCTAGGAGATCTTAAAAAGTATAAAGTTGATAAGAATATAATAAAGGCTTACGAACAAATTTTAGAAAATTATAAAAGATGAGCAATTTGAGAATTTTAAGTGTTGATGTTGGTTTCTCTGCTATTAAGTGTTCTTTTAAGGATTCCAACGGTTTAATAAAATTTGAAAAGTTTATTAGTGCAACAGCAAAACTCCCTGAAAAACCACTTGAAAGTGATGATGATATGGTATTTCCATTAGGAGGGGATTATTATGTATTAGGACCTGCAGCATTAAAAGTACCTAGATCTTATTTACTTAAACTCGAAACTTTTGAAGATTTAAAAGCAGTTTATGCCCCATGGTTGTCATATTTAATAAAAAAATATGGCGGAGATGAAGGAATAAATGCATTTGATAAATTAGCTATTGGTTTATCAATGGCTTTTAATACCAATGATAACGTAGATGAATTATTAGATTATTTATATGAAACATTAAATATAAATAAAGAAGATTATATATATTGTTTTTGCCAAGGCTTATCATGTAAATATACCTATAATGAATATGGGTTAAATGTTCGTGAAGCTTCTAGACGTAATGATGTTAAGTTAAGAAATGCATTAATACTTGATGGAGGATTTGAAACTTTAGATTTCTGTAGTATTATCAACGGTACTTCTTCAGCAGGTGCTGCTGTAGGAGTAAAAGATTCTGGCGTAATTAGAATAGTTTACGATCTCGTTGATTATCTATATAAAAATTATTCGATATCAATTTCAATTAAAGAAGGCCAAGTAATTTTAGATACTGGAGTTTTAAAACGCAGAGGAAAAACAATAGATTTATCTAGACAAGTTGAAGAGTTTTCAAAAAAATATATTATCGAAGTTTTTCAATATTTAGATAAAAATTATGGAGAGGTACTTGATGCTTTAGATGATGGTATTATTGTTTTAGGAGGATTAAGTTATTTTATGAAAAAATATCTCCATGATCCTGAAGTAGAAAAAGAAGTAGATAAAATATTTAGTGTATCTGAAATAGTATATCCAGAGGAAGACTCGGAATACTATAATTGCATATCATACTTAAGATTAGCTGAAAAAGTAGCTAGTGATAATATGAAATGATAAAAATGCACTTAGAGAAAGGTTAAAACCTAATATATGAAAGAACATTAGAAAAATTTATAAAAGAAATATTTATAGATCGATCTAGTGTTCTTTTATTGTTTCATAAAAGTTATAGGGGAGATAAAGCAGTTGAATTAATATTATCTCAAGGTCATGGAAGAGCTTGGGAATTTGAACCTGAAAATAAATAAATAAATAAAAAATTGATAAACAATGAGTAAATCAAAAATAATTAAAGGACAAGCATTTATTATTGAAAATGCTTTAGTTCAAGAACAGATTTTATTAACTCCAGGACAAGCAAGTACTACTAATATTGTGGAGCTTATTAAAAATATATGGGATGACCTTAAGACAGAAGGTACATATAAAAGTAATAAAAAGAAAAACTACTTTTATTGGGAATATGAAATGACTGATACTGAAAATGAAGATTCAGTTATTAAAGTAAAAATGGAATGCCCCCAGCCAAAAGAAGGATTATTTGAAGAACCATATGATCCTGAAACAGTAGAAGGCGACTATGCTAAATATTGGGTAAAAAAACTTAAAGAATCTACTGAAAATTATGAATACAAGGCAGCAATTCAGAAAAAAGAAATAGTTTTCCCTGGCACTAGATACGTAAATCAAGAAGGTGAAGTAGTAGAAGTAGAAGGAACAAAAATCAGTAATACAGATATAGGAGATATTACTAATTTACTTGGATTGTTTTAATAGAAAATAAATTATGGAAGAGGAAATAATAGAATCAATCGACGAAGAAAAATTACCAACTATCATTAGTAATGATGAAGATGTCATAGAAGAGGTGATCCCTGAAGAAATCCCTGGAACTAGTGGCATAATCGGAGGCAATCCCTTCGGAAACATAAGAATACAGATCAATGGTCAAGATATTTTTATGTAAAATAACATAGAGAGGTTAGATACATTTTCTACCTCTCTTATTTTTATATACTTGAATTTTATATTATTAAAACTTGAAACTTACAAAACACGTAAAATTTAAGTTTTTTCTCTTATATGTGTGATGAAAAAGATGTTTAATTTAGAAACTATTTTTGTTATGTGTAAAGAAAAACCATTTAATCGCCAAGATCAAAAATATCCAGATCTCCCTGACTATGAATTTATTCCATTAGTATATCCAGGTATTAAGGATATATATGAGATTAATAAAAAATCTGAAGTTAGAAATAAATACACTAAACAACTATTAAAACAACAACAAGATGAATTTGGATATACTACAATCTCTCCACAATATATAGAAAAGCATAAAAGAAAAGCAAAATCTATTCATATAATAATGGCTACCATTTTCTATAATAATTCAGAACCAAAAATATATAATATAGTTAATCATATAGATCATAATCCAAGAAATAATAACCTATCTAACTTAGAATGGGTTACTAAAAGTGAAAATAATAGTCCAGATAGACGCTTACCAGTTCATAAAGATAAACGAATTAAATATACTGCAATGGATAAAAAGGGAAATGAATTATTTACAATAGATTCTTTAGATAGTAAAGGATATGATATACGTTACATTTCTTCGATTGCTAAAAAAAGTCAATATAGCTATAAAGGATATTATTGGAAACGACAAGAATCATTAAATAATCAAAAGTTTTTTGATCTTATAGGATTTTCTGGAAACTTAGATGACTATACTTGGTATGAACACTGGAAATATCCTCAATGGTCTGTGTGTAGTGAAGGATTTATTAAATCAAATAGATTTAATAAATTAATAGGAACACTTAATAATAAAGGATATATTATAGTTGATAGTAATAGTACTAAAGCGCATACAGTTATTATGGAATATCTCTTAAGAAGAAATTTAAAAAAGGGAGAAATAATTGATCACATTAATACAATAAAAACAGATAATAGTTTTTCTAATCTTAGAGTTACTGATCAAAAAGGAAATATGAATAATGTAAATACTCTGGAAAAATTATCAGAAAAAATAGTATTAGCAGATCTATATGGAGACTTTTTAAATTTTGGTTTTTCGAGAGATATCCAGAAACTAGTTGGAAAAGACAATATTAAAAGATCCAGAGTAGATAGGTTATTAAGTAGTAATGTAATTTCTACAAAATATATTTGTATTAAACTTGGAGACAAAGAGAAATTACATAAAAAGATGGAGAATATAATATATAAATTTTCTAAAGATAAATTAAGAGTTCTTGGAGCATATAATTCAATTACATCTGCAAAGAAGGAATCAGTTATTTCTACTAAAAGTATTAGTAAAAATTTAAATTCTGAAAAACCTGCGCCAGACGGATATTACTACATGAGAGGTCCTGAGGCAGTAAAGTTAGTACTATCGTTAGGACATGGTACTGCAGGAAATTTTAAACTTGAGGAAAAAGAGGAATCTCAGAAACCCTGAAATTCTTATATATGATAGAAAAGATTGAAAGATATTATTTATAGAATCTGGAAATCAATTTTATGGAGGAAGAAATTCTGAAATAAAATAAAAAATCTATCAAGACACAATAACAACTAAAAAGGATGTCGGGATGTTGGAATAGGTAGACAAGAAACACTTAAAATGTTTTGGGCAGAAAAATAAGACCCGTGGGGATTCGAGCTCCCCTCCCGATACTAGACATAATTATAACAGGGCCCATATCTCAGTTGGTTAGAGAAGCTGACTCATAATCAGAAGGTCGTCAGTTCAAGCCTGGCTGGGCCCACTATTTAAAGAATATTCATTAATTTGGATATTCTTTTTTTATTTCCCCAAAATCCTTATTAATGTAATAAAAACTAAAAGAAAGAAAAATTATGGAAAAAGATTACGAGAAATTATTTGCAGTAAAATATGTTTTACAAAAAGAAGGCTTAGAAAATTTTAGAAGGAACCGTAAACATATTACTGAATTTGAAAATGTATTTTTTGAAGTTGTAAGTAAAGAACCCAGACCTATAAGAAAATATAAAATTTCAAGTAATATACAAAACTATATTCGATTTTATTCACTTAATAAAGAACGGCTATTTTCTAGCAAATTAAGAGATATAGTCAGTAAAAAGAACTTAGAAAACTTATTTAGAAATTCAGAAAAGAAAGCTAAATTTGGATTGATATATAATTCTAGTACGAAAGATAAACAGGAAACAGACTATAATGCCCACTCTATTTTTTGTATAACAAATGAATATATTATACTATATGCATTTATTGGAAAGTGTATTATGGGCAATGATAAAAAAACATTTAATTCATTAGGAAGTGTAGTAATAAAAAAGAGTGATTTATTAAATTTTTCTGAATTAAACTTAGAAGGTTGTTTATATAGCATGGATGAATTTGTTAACTCATACAAACTTTGTAAACAGTTTAATTGTTTGGATAAATTTTTTAAAAGTATTCCTTCAAAAATGATGAATGAGTTTACTTCATTAGGATGGTCAGATACATTAGAAGATTACTATAAAGAGGTAATAGATAGTCAAGAAGATTTATTATCAAATAATAAAACTATAGATGATCTTATTAAATATTTTAAAAATAATTATAATCAAACTTTATATTCGGTTGAAGCTAAGGAATCATTTAGCATAAAATACAGATTTATCTATGAATCATTTAAAAGTTTTATATTTTTGATGACTTCTGAAATAAAAACTGAAACATTTGAATCTGTGTTATCTGGAAAAGTAAAAAATCCACCTACACAATTTGAAGATCCTAATACTGGCCGAAGAAATCAAGGAGTAATTATAGTAGATAAACTATACGATACTGAAATAAATATAGATTGTCCCTTTGGTGTAAGAGGTCATTGGAGAAATCAATACTACGGAAAAGATGCGGCCGGAAATCCAATACATAAAAGAATTTTTATTGAAGCATTTGAGAAGAAAGGTTATCATAGAAAGGCAACAAAAGAATTAGTGGAAAGCAAATAAAAAATTAAGAGAGGAAATTAATCCTCTCTTTTTTAATTTTTCTGCTCTTTTTTATAAATATTCCAAAACTTTTCCACTTCAATCTCTACTTCTAAATAATCCTCTTCAGTAATAACATTAGAGAGTCTTTTATTAAGATTCTCAAGATCTGATACTTTAGAAGTATTATTTTTTGATTCATAGAATTCAAACATTACATTTAGTTTTGGTTGAAGAGCATCAATTTTCTTTTCTACTTCTTTACTAGGATAACCACCTAAAGCTCTACTTATAGCTTTTCCTGTTCCATAAAGAACTTTTCCAGCTAAATAACTAGCAATCATAGTTGCTATTACTCCTCCTGCTTTCATAAATTTTCTATATTTAAGTTTTTTATTCACATATAAGGCTTTGACATGAAAAAAGAAGGGATAATTGTTAAATCCCTTCTTCTAATTTTAGTCTCAAGAAATAAATCCCTCGAATTTGTAATAAACTATGTATTCCTCTTGATTTTCTCCTTTTATATAGCGAGAAATTCTAAATACAATACTTTCTAATGGTTTATATTTCATAAGAACATATTCAGTTAAGTGTCGTATTTTTTCTCCCTTTACTTTCTTTTCAAGTTCACTCAAAATCTCAAACTTTCCTGTAGTTCCTATCGAATGCTGAGTTCGGTTAAAAAACTCATTAAGATTTTCTAACTCAACTCCAACAACAATTCCTTTCTTTGGTAATTTAATTTCTGATTCCATAATATTAATATTTTGTTTATTACTACACTTATAAGGATTTGATTCGTTCTATTTCTGCCAACAATTCTTTCTCTGATGTGTAAATATACCAGGGATATCCATATTTTTCTACTAATAGTTTATCATAGCTAAAGTATAACAAAGTAATTCCTTGCTCTCTACACCATCTATTTTTCTTTATATCAGATTTTCTTGTTTTTAAAAATGAATTAAAACTACCTCTACAATGTTTACTGTAATGATTTGGACCTTGTACTTCAATAGCTATATTAAGATTTGGCAAAAATATATCTATTTTAGAATAAGATGAATATGAATCTAATTGAGTATTTACTATTAATTTATCCTGTAAAAAACTTACTAAAGATTTTTCCCAAGATGATATTTTCATATTTACTGATTTCTTTATAAACTTTAAATATTTTATCCATCCATTATTATAACATTTAGTACATAATCCTGGAAATTTATCATGCAATTCGCTTTTTGTAATTAAATTATCATAAATAAATTTCTGCATAAGTTCAATAGAGTTAATTGATTTCCATGAAATTTTTTCACGTTTAGTATAGTTTATATAATTAAGATCTTTTATCCATCCATTCGTAGTACACAAATTAGTTAATCCAGGATATTTATTTCTAAAATCTTTGGGAGACTCTATATTATTTTTGAAAATAAATTCTTGTGCATCTTGAATTGTTTTAATATGCTCCCAATTATTTTGTTTTTTAGGAAATTTTAGATACTTAATCCACCCTTTCTCACAACATCTATTATGTAATCCCCTAAAATTATTATATAGATACATTGGATTAGGTATATTCTCTTTATCAATAAAATTTTGAACATCTTCTATGGTTTTATAGTTTTCTGACCAATTAGTTTGTTCTTTTTGAAATTTTAAATCTTTTAGAAATCCTTTTAATCTAGCTCTTTTATATAAACCTCTATGAGGAGAACTTTGAAATTCTCTTCTGGTTTTTATATCATTGTCTATTATGTATTTTTGTGTTTTATTAAAATCAAATTCTTTCCAATTCATAAAATAATAAATTAAAATAAGGAGGGAATCAATTCCCTCCCTAAATGATTTATTTAGAATTAGATTATTAGTATAGTATATTAATGAGAATCATATATTTTTTAATCTAATTCTGAATTTTCTTTTCTCATATTTTCTGTATGAAAGAAGTAATCAATAGCATTAAATGTAGTTAGGTTATATCTCAATCTATCTACGGGCGTATTACTAGGTCCATAGGAAATAACAAGATCTTCAAATGATACAAAACTTTCATTTAGTATTAAACTAATTTTAGGATCCTCAAGATATTTCTTTGCTGTTCCTAGTTGAAGTTCAGCAAGAGATATATGAGGTGTATAAGAATACTCAGAAACAACTTCATACTTCGTTCTTAATCCTTTATTGATTAATCCAAGTGTTTTATACAATTCACTAGTTTGTTTCATTTTCAACACTATATAATCACTATCATTCTCAAAAGATCCGATCTCAAAATTATTTAAAATTCTTTCAGTATTTTCAGATCTTATATATTCAATAAAATTATCAAATTCGGGTTCTCCTAAGATAGTTTCGATATCTCCTAGAATATTCATCCTAGGGATTTCTTTTCCTTGAGCGTATAATAATGTTATATGTGATTCATTTTCAATTCCAGTATCTTTAAGATCTTCTCTACTAAATATAGCAGATAAAGATACTGGAAGATAGAGCGAGCAATTTAGCATTAAACAGCTATTATTTTCCATATCAATTACCTCCCATATTTAATAGGTTATTTTTACGACGGAATTTAATCTTTAAATCATTTAATTCTTTTTTTAGACTTGCTTACTAATTATTATCTCTAATAAATTTTAGTACTAGACTATATCTTTTACAAATTAGATTTCAATTTATAATTGTTCACATAGTCGTTGAATCTAGTTTTATAAATCTAGACTGCTAATTAAACTTTCTCATTAAGTCTTTCTAGCAATTCTAACAATTCTTAAGTTATATCTCAAACTTTGGACCATTTTATTTTTAATCCACCTTGATTAAATCCCTTATCATCTACTACGGTTAATCCTAGACCAAGTAAATTATTTAAAAATATTTGATTATCTTCCTTCGCAGTGTCTTTTCTAGCACCGCTGATAAATTGATCCGCATTTCTAGAAAGTAATACGGCCAATTCCATCTCACCAATTTTCTGTCCTGTCTGTCTATAGCGTCCCTTTCCAAGTATAGGTTCATCTCGTTTAGCATTAATATCTACGCCATATAGACTTGATGTAACCTTATTACTATATGATGGTATATGGTATAACTCTTCAAGGGTCATGAATCCCGCCTGCAAAGGTTTATCTACTTCTCTAAACTTACCAGACATTCCAGAAACTAATTTATCATATTCTTCTGGTTCTAGATTTTCTTTTAATTCATCGAGATCTGTTAATTCAGTCTCAGGCATAAGAATTTTACTCTGACTTTCTACACCTAAATCTTCAGCCCATTGATTTACAAGTTCTGGAGTAAATTTAGTAGAGAAGCAGCCAACATTGAAATAATACATATCCTCGATTTTACTAGTATTATGACGTTCTATAATTTCTTCTACATCCATACTAGTAAAACGTCCGGGGTAATATGTTTCAAGAAGGGGCTTAATCTTCTTTTGCCCTGTTTTTGTTTTCTTATAATTATCTACAAGATCGTGCAGTTTGTGTGCTATATTTCCGAGTTGTAATTCCATAAGGACACTCGGAATTTTACGATTTATTGTGCTGTAGGGGTTCCAAAGTTAACATATACTAACACTATATGATTTAGACTATATCATCTTCGGTTTTCACATCCAAAGTTATACATTTAGTCGTTGAACATCTCGCTTTCGCTCAATGATGCTGATTGATTTACTTCTCTTTCCAGCATTTTAGTATAATTTTCCTAAATAATATTTTATTAATTTAGGTGACTTTTTATTAAATCACAACCTCTACTCGTCTTTGTTTACCGTCATTATCTACCATTATCGGCATCATATCGTCGGGTTTCACAGCACTTACAACCATTACTATTACTAGATTATCCTAGTAAATTAGAATATAAATTTAGGTATTATTTCAACCTAGTAAGTCTTTATTCGTTATACTAATAAATTATTATATTTTATTAGCTTGGTATTAGAATTTTACTTCCTTCACCAAATTTACTTACTGATTATTTAAGATATTACTACCTTAAACGGCCTTGTAATTTGACCTTTGCCTCCATCGATAATACTTTACTTAATTAAGTAAAGTCTAGACTATATCTTAAGGAAATACTCCTTCTTTGTACATAGTCGTTGAATATATTTTATTTAATTATTTTTATATCAATGAGCGATTGATTTTTTAAATGTATTTAAATCCTTTTTCTGGATGATTAGTAATCCAATCAATAATTACAGATCTAACTGTATTCAATTGTCTAGCACATTCAGATATACTATTGTAAATAATTCCATCAGGCCCCTGAACTTTCTTTTGAATCATTTCATTTGTTTCATTGATAAATTCAAATCCATTAATATTTAATGTACAAGAACGCTTTATAAAATGAAAGCTTTTATTCATAATACTTAACTCTTTAAGTTCACTAACAGCTTTTGTAATTGAATCAAATTCGTAAATTTCACCAGTATTAATATCAGTATATCTTACAGCGAACCCAAACTTTTTCCTTAAAGAATTTCTTATATCTTCTGATATATGTTCAGAGACAGAATTCGTCTTCTTTAAAGATTCTGAAATTTTTCTTTTACTTTCATCTGTATGTACCCACCCTCCATGGAGTATCCGAGTTTGTTTTGCTTTTTCTACTTGTTCCTTAGTTGGAGAGATTCCTAATCTTTTTCCTTTTAGTGATTTTGAAATTTTTTCTTTTTGTTCTGAAGATAATTTCTTTCCTCTACGTGACTCTGATATCTTTCTTTTGGATTCTTCTGTATGATGTCTTCCCAGATTAACCTTTCTTAATTTTTCTCTGGTTTCTTTTGAAACGATTTTTCCAGTATGTACTTCTGAAGCTCTTCTTCTATGTTCCTCAGATGGACTCCAACCTTTATGCGATTCTGACATCTTTTTCTAGATTCCTCAGAAAGAGGCTTTTTATGAGTTTTCAAGAAAAGCTTATATTCTTCTGCCTCTTTAGAATTAGAAAATGTTTTTACCTTCTTCCCATTTTCTATTTTAATATGTAGCATTAAATATATAGAAGAATGTAAGTAGTAATTATCTGGGTATAATTTACACAATAATTTATGACAAACTATATGTTCTCTATAAGTTAATGCAACTAAGTTATCATTTTCATCAGTTCCTCCTAGGCATTTAGGTAGTATATGATGAATTTCTACATAAAAATCAATTTTATTTTTATCCAAACCTCTTAATCTAGCGCGATCAATTATTTGGAAATATACTTTGCGATACCAATTTTGATTATGTATTAATATTTCTTCTTCGCTCATTGTTCAATTTATTATTAAAAATTAATATCGCTCATATTTTACTCATAATTAAACATAAATATACTGCTGATTTATCTATCCATCTATTTTATTTAGATTTTTCCAGCAATTCACAAAATTTAGTTAACTTTTATTGAAAATTAACTAGACTTATATTAAATCTAGAGGTAATTTTACTTCCGATCATTCCCACAGTTCTTTTGATGAGTCTCACGCGAACAGTATACACAATCTTATACGCTTCTGGATCCATATTAATAGGATCTAATGTATCAGCTGCAATATACTCTGGGTATTTCTCGTAGATAATTTTTCGAGATTTTGTTTTTTCATATTCATCTATAACATCCTGAGAGGTATGTGTAAATGAATAGTCAGGTGATTTTACTGATTTAGGAATTTTAGGTTTCTTCATTTCCTGTATCATTACATCAGAAACTATTGCCTCGTCTATATTATTAGGCACAACTAAATGATCCTCGATAGTATATTCGGAGAGATCATGTCCTTCTCCGAAAAGTCCTCCGAGTTTTTCTTGTAGTGCCTGATTTATAGCATCAAGACGAACAGCTTTATATAATGTCACTACTGCATCTTTTGATTTAACCTTTGTTCCAATAGGGGCGATCCACTTAATAGCACTAGTACTCTTAACATTAATCATTAAGTCAATTATACTATAAGATGCTATACGATTTGCAAATGATTCTGATATCACCAAAGCATCCTCATTTACTAAACCATAATAGGCGTGGAAAAGTACCAGAGCATTAACGCCGGCCTTATATGTTTCAGGAGTATGTCCAACTGCACCAGTTATAATATCTCCCTGTTTTACTTTTTGGCCGATTTTTACTTTAGGCTCTGTAAATACCGCCACGTCATTTATACTCTGAATCGCTGTTCTTCGTAAAATGTTTGTTTCAGATCCATCAGGCAATTCAATTATAACTTCATCATTAGTTATTTCTTTTACTTTACCCTCTGGATAACTGAACTTTTCATTTAATATATTATCTTTCAACTCTTCATTCCTTCCAGTGTCAACAAGTGCACGCTCCGCATTAATTAGAGGTATACTCTGTTTAAGCATTGATGTCAAATCTTCTATAATATACTTTTAATTATAGTTTAGAATATAAATTTAACCTTTATTTTGGTTAGTAAGTCTTTATTCGTTACACTAAAGAAATCTATTATCTTTAGCTCGGTATTAGAATTTTAATTATTCCTTCACCGAATTTACTTACTAATTACTTAAAATATTACTACTTTAAGCGGCACATAAATTAGTACCCATGCTTATTCTGACACTATCTGTATACACTTAAATTATTTTTAACTTAAGTAGACTATATCATCCCAGGTTTTAGTTCCTAGGTTATACATTTAGTCGTTGAGAAAGGATTTATATTAGTAATCCTTTTTGCTGATTTGAATCTATCTTTCCAGCATTTTAGTATAATTTTCCTAATCTACTATAAAATTAGGCAACTATTTTATAATTGACAAAAGGAATTCTTCGAGTTGTACTAGATAATCTATAATCAGGCGCCAAATCGATCAACTCTATTTCTTCGACTGGAACCATTTTTCTTTTCATCCTATATTTAACTTCTACCTGACCATCTTTATCAGGTTTTAAAGTATTAGTTTCATAATCTACATACTCACTGGCAGCTACTTTTTTATTAAGATAGTCTATATAAGGTATAGTGACCTTAATAAAATTTGGATCATATACATCAAATAATACATCATCGTCTGTAATATGACATGAAACTGTAAGTGAGTTCTGAAGATTAGTATTATTATTGATAGGTGTCGTTACTAAATAATATTTCTATTATTACTAGACTATATCTTAAAACATTAATTGTTTTCTTGTACATAGTCGTTGAATATAAAAATTGATTATTGAGAATTGGCATTTATATTATTAATTAGAATATTATAATCTTATTTGTTATTATCATTATATATTTTTTGCCAATTCATAAAATTTAATGTATTAATTTCTATATAATAGATGCCTTTCCTTAATTTAATCAATTTTTATACTGCTGATAAATCCTCTTTCACAAGAAGATATTTCCAGCAATTCACAAAATTCTATCAGAATATTATTTTCTGAACGGACTAACCATTAATCCGCGATATCAACCAGATCCGTAAAGGTCTGATTAAATGCTACGCTCGCAGGGATAACAATTTTTTGGGAAATAGCCTCTAAGTTAATGGAATTTACTCCGGGGGGAACTTGTAGGCTAGAGTCTCCTTTGTTATCACTACTTCCTTTAAAATAACGGAATGCTAATGTACTAATTGCAGTTACTTGATCTTGAATTTTACCATACTTTGTAAAATATGATGTAATTCTTCGTCTAGCTGCAAAATAGTTACGTCCATTATTATTCCTAAAAATATATTGCATAAAACTGTTAGGAACTGATTCTAATGTTTTATCAATGATTAAGTCTTTTAGTCTATCATCTCCAAAGGCCAAACATTCCTGTATTAGTTTTTGTGTAATATATTCAGGTTTATAATCCAAGTCAAGTTTGATCATTAATTTCTTGGTTTGTCTTTCAGTTAACTTCAAGATCTCCTTTTTATCAGTTTCCAAGTATTTATCAATGTCTTCAAACTTTATATCAATTGGTTTATCTGCAATTCCAAGTTCCGGATTAATTCTTTTTATCTTCAGAATCTGTTTTTGAATATCGTAAACTCTATCATAGTCGAAATTAACTTTATAATCTCCTGTACCAGACATTTTAATACGACAGTCATAATCAGATCCCATTCGATTAGTTGAAATACGATAAGCGCCTTCTATAATAAATGCACCATCAATTTCTTTAGGAACTTCGAACTCTGCATACTTCATTTCAGGATCTTCTTTCCCATCCGTTATAGTTGTATATTCAATTCTTACTTTATGTGTAGCAGTTAATCCATTTTCAATATAGTAAGAAGCTGGTTGAGGAGGTTCTTCTATAAATGAATATCCAATTTTTCCAACTTTTACTTTAGGATTATATGCATCAACTTTATTAAAAAATCGATCTACTATAATTTTTGCTCCAGTATTTCTGAAATATTGATTAAAATTACTCATTATACTAATGGTTTTATATTTAATTGCTTATATTCGCAATCTACTGAATTAAAAAATGTTTCTAATTCTGATTTAATACTATCTTTTAAGCTACGAGCCTCTACATATTCTCCCATAGGTTTACCATCAAGAGATCTAAAAAAAGCTTCATAAGTAACAAGATAATTGAAGTTATCTTTAAGTTGATGTAATGTAAGCTTTACCGAAAATCTTTCATACTTCGGAAAAATATCATCTCTAAGTTTTTCATATAATATTTCTCTCGCCTGTATAATATTCGGATCTTGACTGTCTAAAATGTTATATGGAATTTCATATGATAGTATAATTTTATAATAATTATCGTTCATAACAAAAAATTCTCTTCTCTGGTTTTAATCATCATATATCCAAGTTCATCAAATTTCCTCCCCTTCGAGATGTAGTTGATGCTTTCTTGGGTTTTTCTTCTTTTTGTTTATCTCCATCCACAGAGATACATTTTTCTTGCTCGGGTTTACTTCCAAGGCTCGATAAAAGATTAGTATTATTAGATTTATCCACAGAGGAAGATGAGGTAGTAGTAGTATAAACCACCTCACCGTCTCTATGAATAGTTACATTAATACTCAACTCTTTTTCAAATTCTGGAAGATCTATTTCAAATTTAATAGTTCCCATAATTTGTTTTTACTTTTGTTTTTCGTCAAGTTTATTATTTAAAAGTAATCCTAATATAGTTTCTGTCATTACGTCACCAGAAAGATTTAATTCCCCTTTGAGAGCTTTAGACACAACTCTAGAGCTATAACCGTAAGACAAAACAGTATAGAATGACTTCTTATTTAAAACACCACTTTGAGTACCTAGATATTGGATGTCTTCAATCTTCTGTGTTTCTGGATCTACACTTACATCAGTTAAACCTGTAAATAAAAGTTCAATAAGTTCTTCCTGTGTAGCATGAAGATCTGATAAACCAGTTGATACAAATCCTCCATCCGTTAAAGTATAAAATTGTTTTCTAAAGATTAAGTAAATATCATTAATATTAGAACCCAACTCTGCAATAACATGATTCATATTGCAAACTCCGCTGGAAATTCTTTGAAACTTCTTAACCTCTGTACCATCAGGAAAATAATACATACAATCTGGATTATAATCATACTGAGTATCACTAATCCAAACTTCAATATCACCTTCCTTAGTCTCTTTGTAATGAATAACCCCATCATTCAAAGCATAACAATCAGATACAATAACATTATCCTTCTCAAAATATCGGAACCTTTTGCCGCTTCTTCTAGAATAGAATTTATTCTAGACAGACTATATCACCTCTAATATAGTATAATTAGAGTTCACATACATAGTCGTTGAAGAAGTATTTTTATATACTTCATGCTAATTCTATTTATTATATTAATAAATAGTTCTAGCAATTCTTGTGAAATGCGCTGCAATCTCAACGCATAAGCTTAATGAGAGCGTTCAACTTGTAAATGGGCGAGGTAGTATTATAGGCTCCTCCGATCAAGTCACCTTTCTCGAATTTTGTTTTACCTACTCCTACCCAATTGTTAGGTCTAGGATACTTCAACTCTCCTCCCCTAACTTTTAGGTAAATCCATCTACCCTCCTCTCTAAACTCACATTGTTTTGGTGCTTTTAATAAACCTTCTGTATTTAAAACACGTTCATGACCCCCATGCTTCATTTATACCCTAAAGATTATTTAGGGATTAGACTATATCATCTTAGTATCTTACATAGTCGTTGATTATTATGAGTTTATTTAACAAACTTAAACCCCTTTTCAGGATGTTTATCAATCCAATTTCTAATAGTTTTTCTATTTACTTTATGATACTTTCCCGCATCCGTTATACTACTGAAAATATTTCCATCAGAATCCATAACCTTAATTCCATTAGATTCTGAAATTTTTCTTTTATGTTCCTCTGAAAAATGTTTTCCATAATTAACATTCTTACTTCCCATATGAGACTCAGATAGTTTCTTCTTTGCTTCCTCCGTATGATGTTTTCCATAGAAAGGATTGTTTTCTTTCCTATTTGCTTTAGATATCTTTTCTCTAGTCTCCTTTGTAAGATGCTTTCCGGTATTATCTATAGATAATTTCTTTTTCGTTTCCTCTGTAAGATGTTTTCCAGTATTAATCTCAGACAGTTTTTGTTTCGTTTCTTCTGTATGTCTTCTACCTAAACTAGATATTCTACTACTTTGAGACAGTTTTTCTTTCGTCTCTTCTGTATGATGTTTTCCATAGAAAGGATTGTTTTCTTTCCTATTTGCTTTAGATATCT